GGCTGGCTGGCACTGGCTGGGGCTGCGGACACACCACGGGCTTGGCAACCTTGCCACTGGCTGCGCAGCCGCACAGTGCCAGCGCGTAGGTCAGCGATAGTGCGATCAGCCTTGGCTTGCGCATCGGCCTTCTCCTGCAGGTAGTTGTCTGCGATGCCTTGGAACTTCAGGGCTTGCGCGTGCTCGGCTGCGCGCGCCTTCTCCGACGCCTTCAGGGCGTCGCCCAGCTGGTCGGCTCGCTGCTCAGCCACCGCCACACGGGCACGGGAAACAGCGAGAGACCCACGAAAGTGCATGGCGAGCATGCCGGCCGCGATCGCCAGCAAGGCAAGAGCGATGCAGGCCCAGCGGTAGATGGCGCTCATGCGTGCGCATCCGGGCCCTGGCCACTGAAGGCCACGGCAATCATCACGGCAATCGCAAGCAGCAACCCAAGCACCTTCAACGCGATCATGGCTTCCCCTCGCACATGGCGCGCTCCGCGGCGCGCCGCTTGACCAGGCCGGGCAGCGCCTTGCCGCCGGCGTAGACCCAGCGCGACAGCTGCGCGCAGGCTTCCGGCCACTGGCCGGCGTTGGCGTGCTTGCTCAGCGTCGATCCGCAGACGATGGCCGGGCCGACGTTGTAGGTCGCGTCCGTCAACGCCGCCTCCTGGCCGGGCGTCATTGGCGCGCGAATGCAGCGGTGCACGGCGGTGTTGGCCTCGGCCATGTCCACGCGCAGCAACTGCGCGCACTCGGCCGGCGTGTACTGGCGCGACTCGACCGCACCCGTGTGGCCGTAGCAGACAGTGAGCACGCCCGTCACGTCGCGATAGGGCTGCGGCCGGTGGCCTTCGAAGGTGGTGGCCAGAGCTGCTGCGGCGAGCAGCACGGCGGCGCTCCCTCCTACGCGCCGCGCGTTCGCAGCCATCGCCCGAACTGCCACAGCTTGCCGATGATCAACATCAGCGAATAGACGAGCGCGAAGAACGCGGCCCACTTGTCGATGGTCCAGCCGGCCAAGATCGCCCCCAGGTAAGAGATGGCGATGCCGCCGTTGATGTTGTCGAAGTGGTTGCGCATCAGCGCCCTCTCTTGCGCGCCGAGCGCATGGTGGGTTGAACGGAATCGACACCGCACCCGGTGTCGTGGTCGCGCGTGGCGGCGTACTCGACCGCCTCGATGGCTGACTTGCCGAAGTCCATGGCCGCCATGGCCCACGAGCCGCCGCTGCCGATGGCTATCCGCTCGCCGGCTCCGATGGGGATGGGCGTTTCGTCGTCCCAGATCGCCACCTCGCCGTCGATGACGGAGATGGCGCCGAACTCGTCCAGCTCAGGCGCATCGCCCTTCATGCCGGCGCGGATCCAGTTCAGTGCGCGCTGGATTTGCGGCACGCTGCCGCAGCAGCCGATGACGCCGCCAGGAATGGCGTGGAGCTTGCCGGTCGCCCGATAGACCGCGCTGCCCGATGACACCTGGCGATCGGCGGCAAGCGTCTTGCCGTCCCATGCGACCGTGGTCACGCCGCCTCCGCAAACATGTCGGCCGCAACCTGCGCACGCGCCACAAGCCAGCCGCCGCGGTGGTAGACGATCGACTGCATGTGCCGGTTCGAACGCCAGCCGCCGTTGGTGGCGTAGGCATCCTTCGCGGCGAGCGTGCCGAAGGTCTCGACGGTGACGCCGGGGTACTCGGTCACCGACTGGTGGTGCACATGGCCCACCAGCCAGTGCCTGAACTTGCACTCGCCCCAGTCCTGCGCGCGGTCGGTCGCCATGACGCCAGGCAGCGCCGCCGGCTTGCAGGTATGCCCGTGGTGCACGCCGAGCAGGATCCTGCCCCAGCGGTAGTAGTAGAAAACCGACGGCGACAGGTCGACCGTCACGCGCGGCTCGTTCTCGTAGACCTCGGCAAGAAGGACGGCCAGCGCCTGCGCGCTCGACTCGTCGTGGTTGCCCGCAGCGGAGATCACATGCACGCGCTCGTGCTTGGCCAGGGCCGACTCGATGCAGCGGCGCATGACCTTCACGCCGACCTGGAACATCTTCATGAACCGGCCATCCACATCCAGCGGATGCTTGCTGCGCGGCGTCTCGGCGTTCACGCCGTCGCGGTGGTACAGATCGCCCAGGTTCACCACGACGGCCTGCTTGCTCCTTGGCGCGGTGCGCACCAGCTCATGCATGGCGTCGCAGTGCATCTGCTCGGCGATCTTCAGGTTCCAGTCGTCGCCCGTTTCAGCCGGCCAACTGCACATGCCGACGTGCGGGTCGCCGATCGGGTACACGGTCAGCAGGTCGTCGACGTACTTGCCGCTGGCAATACGCGGCGACACCTTGGGCAGCTTCTCCCCCATCGCCTTGACCAGGGCCAGCAGCGCCGCTTCGCGCGCCGCCTCGTCCGCCGTGGTCTTGACCCACTGCAGCACGGTCTCGCCGGTGCGTGTGTCGGTCAGCGTCGACGTGCCGCGCAGCTTCACGCCATCGGGCAGGTTTTCCGGCTGGTTGAGCGATGGCGGCGGCAGCTTGAACGAGTGGTCGCCGGTCGCGCAGTACGCGCGGTTGTTCCCGTTCTTCGTCGCCCCATCGGCGCCGCACTTGAGACAGATCACAGCCCGGTCGCCAGGTCGTCGCGTTCGAAGTCGCCGCCGGGCAGCGGGCGGATGGTGAAGTCGGGCGCGATGCCGGCGGCGTATCGAGGCCGCGCGTTTCGCGGCAACGGCGCGCCCTCCTCCCGCTCGAGCTCCTCCTGCAGCAACGCCAGCGCGCGCCACGCGACCTTGGCCGAGTGCCGCATGCCGTCGGTGTCCACCGTGCCCGCATCGACCAGGTGCCGCATGATGCAGTCAGCGTGGTCGGTGGACTTGCCGCGTGCGTGGTGCATCGGCTGGCCCGGGTTGTGCTGGTCGTTGCCTGCCTTGCTCACCCGCGCCACTTCGGCCAGCGCGTTGGGGAAGTACCACAGCAGGCCTTCGGCCATGGGCGCGGCTTTGCGTGCCGCGGCATCCTGGGGCAGCGAAGCGGTCATACGCGGGTCTCGCATAGGTCCGGCGCCCGCGTGCGCGGGGCTACTGACGCCAAGGGCGCAGGCCGGCTCAAGGGTCGGGGCGCCGGGAGAGGCGTGGCGACTAGCGGGAGTCGCTCATTTGCGCGTCACCGGCACCCCAAACGAAAACGCCCCGCGAAGTGCGGGGCGTAGTTGTCCAATCATGGACAGGGTTGCACGGCTGGGAATGAAGTCAAGCCGCTATTCGGCCTGCCACTTCTCGCTGACCTTGGCGTGGATTTGATCGAAAGCGTCAGCGACCATCTTGACCGCGTTCGACGAGACACCCATCGCCCCGCTTCCGATCATCGCAACGATGATGTCGCGAGTAATCTCGGTAGCCGTATCGTGACCAGTTTGCATCTTCCCCGCTCCTTCCGTTGGTGGAGTGCAAACGCTACGCCCTTGCGCCTGTCGGCTTCAAGCCGCCCGCGCCCTTCGCCCAGCCAGCGCCAGCGCATCCTCGGCCATGCGCTCGAGCACCAGCGCGCCGGCAGCCACGAGATCTCCCCATTCCGCCTCGCGCACGCACTCCGGACGCGGCACGGGCGGCAGGCCAAGCACCGCGCAGTAGGCCGCCCACGCGATGACGCCCATCACCGGCCGGTTGCGCTGCACCATGCGGCTGCGGTCGGCGGCCAGGGCGCGCCCCAGCGCCTCGCACACGCGCTGCTTGTGCCCCATGCGGCCGGTGGCCATGTCGAACGCGATGTCCGGCCCGATGTCGTCCGCGCCACGCCGCCCGAAGCTCAGGGCCGCGGCGACCAGATGGTCGGTCGGGATCTGCTTGGGCTTGGTCGACCGGTCGCCGGCAGGCTCGCGCCACGTCGAATGGCCAGCCAGCGCGAACACGCGCTCGCGGAAGGTGGGGCGGCTGTGGGCTTCGAAGGTGGTCATGCGGCCTCCCGCTGTTCGTCAGGGCAGCCATCGGCCGCCAGGTAGTCACGCAGCACCGCAATGGCCTGCTCGTGGCCGCGGCAGACCGCGACCTGGTAGCCCTCGGCAGCCAGGCGCGCATGCCAAGCCTTCTGCTCCGGCTCAACCCGCCCACCGGTGCGCCGCTTCATCTCGACGTAGAGGCCGTGGAATCCGCCTCGGGCGATCGGCAGGCACAGGTCCGGCACGCCGGACTTCACGCCGGTTCGCTTGAGCGTCGCCGCCGTGCGCTTGCTTCGCAGGCCGCCGTTAGGGATGGCATGCAGCAGCGCCAGCTCGGGCCAGTTGCCCTCCTGGCCGGTCGCCCAGCGCATCACCAGCTCCTGCTCGAGGTCTTCGGTCGGGCAGCCGGTCATGCGCCGACCCTCACAGCAGGGATGGGGGGCCGACGGGTTGGTCGCGACGGGTTGCCCCTATAGGGGGAGACCATCAACCCGTCACTCGCCGGGGCAACGGAGGCCATGAGCGCCATGCTGTGCGCACTCATGGCGCCACCCGATGCCCTATCGGATTTCCAACCCGTCACCAACCCGTCAATCAACCCGTGAAAGCGTTGTGCGACAACGTTTCTCGCTGACGCGTTGGTGTTTGCTTCCTTCATCAACCCGTTAATCAACTCGTCAACCCTCTTTCTGCCAGGGGAGCGACCCGGGGACGGGTCGGAAGACATCGCGCAACCCGTTCCGAGGCACTTCCTCGACCACACGTACGATCGACCCGTCCTCGGCTGCCGCTTCGAGGTAAGGCTTCGCCCAGCCCGGATTCCGCCCGGCCGCGGTCGACACGCGCTTGACCGTCGGCTGCTCGCCCTTCTCCGCCAACTCGTGTACCAGGCGCACGCAGAGCCGCACGTTGGCCTGCCCCTGCTCGGCCTTCTTGTCCGCCTTGGCCTCGGCGCGCACGCCCGCCAGCATCGCCTTGACGGCCTTCCAGGACTTCCCGGCGACACGCTCCGGCGGCTTGACCTCCACCAGACGCGGGCCGTAGTCCTCCGTGATGTCCCAGCGGAAGAACACCGGCGGCGGGTCCATGCCCTTGGAGCTGTTGAGGCAGATCAGCGCCGTGATGCGCTCGTCGTACTGCGCGGCCGCCAGCTTGCGCAGGAGCGTGCGGGCGTCGCCATCGGCGAATGGATCCTTGTCGCTTCCCAGGTTGACCAGCAGGAAGCACTGGCGCGCGTTGTTGACCAGCGTGGTGCCGCCGCGGATGTCGGACTCGCTGATGTTCAGGTCGGGCAGGTTGCTCGCGGCCTGCTGGCTGGTGTGATGCATGAGCACGACCGCCAGGTTGAGCGTCTTGGCGATGTGCTTGAGGGCCGCGACCATGACCTTGTGGCCCTGGTTGTTCTCCTCGGCGTCCGAGAGGGTCGAGGCCGTTTCGAAGATGAGCAGTCCAGGCGGCATGGCCTCGGCCATGCGCGGACGGATCGCCTCGATGAGCGCCTGGACCGACTTGCCACGCACCGGCTCGCGGTCGCGCAGCGTGACGATCTCGCGCCAACTGGCGATCTCCTCGCTGTGCAGGTCCGGGATGAGGAGGTTGCGCCGGAACAGGTCGCCCTCCTCCGCGCCGAGCCGCGTCAGGTGAGCGCCGACCTTGCGCGCGTACTGCTGGCGGTCGTCCTCGGCGCTGTAGATCAGCACCGAGCGGATCTCCTCGGGAAGAAGGCCGGCGACGGGCTGGCCAAGCGCGTACTGCTGGGCGATGGCCATCATGACCGACGTCTTGCCCTCGCGGCCCGGGGCACCGATGACGGTCACCTCGCCCACGGGGAACATGCCCACCTGCCCTTTCCAGCCGCCCATGAAGGCGTTGGCCTGGGGCTTCTTGGCCTCCTCGAGCTCCTCGAGGCTGAGCGGCGCGAGTGTCAGGAGCGGTGGCGGCGCGTCGGGCTCTGCCGGTGCGAGCTCGCGCTTGGACAGGGCGCCATCCAGGGCCCGGGCGATCTCCTCGTCGGGAACGTGCCGGCTGTAGCGCCCCGCATCGCGCCGCGCGCGCATGGTGTTGAAGGCCTCAAGGCGCGTCATCGCCCCCGAGTGCACCGCCTGGGCGAGCAGTAGCGTGCACTTGAGCACGTCGGCGTGGCGGTTGGTGTCGATCACCGTGCCCGGGGCGAGTCCCTGCGCCGTGGTGGGCGCGGGTGCCGTGGCCAGGGGTGCCGGCGGGAAGTTCGCAAGGATCGTGTCGGCGTCGTACGGCAGCGCGCCGGACTCGTAGATGATCCTGGTGCGGAACGGCAAGCCCTTCTGGTGCAGCAGGCCTGGCAGGCGCATCACGCGCGCCAGGTCGTTGACGGACTTGTCGGTGCCGAAGCGCGCCGCGATGGAGCGCTGCACGTCGCGGAATGCACTCAGCGGCAGCCCGTCGACCAGCCAGTAGGCGTGCCACTTGCCCGGGCTGGACTCGACGATGATGTGCGGCTCCAGGCCGCAGGAGAGGATCGGATCCAGCGGCGCGCCGTCGGTATCGGCAAAGACCGCGCGCACCTTGTAGATGGTGTCGTTGGTTTGCTCGCCAGCATTGGCCACGACGTACACGCCGCAGCCTTTCTGCTGGGCTGACAGGAGCGCAGGCCACACGTCGGGCAAGGAGCCCTCGTACTTGGCTGCCAGGCGCGGATCCTTGCGCGCTTCGTTGTCGTCGAACACGCGAAAGCAGAACGTCTCGGCGCCCTCGTCCAGCAGGGACAGGAAGTGCGACGCTTCGGTCTGGTCCTGCATGACAGTGGCTGGGACGCTGCTCATGGATTAGGCCGCCTGGTTCCGCCTCAGGTGCTGCTCCGCGCAGTCCGGACAGAACCGCCAGCGCGTGCCTGATGTCGTGACGTGCACGGGGTTCTCTTCGCACGCTTCGCACATCGGGACCGGCTCGCGCAGGCGCGCCGCGTGACGCGCGAGCGCCGCCTGGCGCTCGGTGGTTTCGATCGCTTGGGCCTGATCGGCTTCGTCGCTCATGCTGCGAGCTCCATCTTCGGCGCTCCGTACCAGTGCGGCACGAGCTTGGAACCCGCCACGGCGCCGGCATAAAGCCACACAGCCGAGACGCCGTAGACCCGCGCGGCTGCCTGCAAGGTGACGCCGTCCTTAACCATGGCGACGCCCCCCCTCTCGATGCGTCCGAGGTGGCCGGATGTCAGGCCGATGCGGTCGGCAGCGGCTTTCTGCGTGAGGCCGGCATGCGTACGAGCCGCCAGCATGCGCGCGCCCAAGTGGTCGCCAGCTACCTGCCCTGCAATGTGCGGGTTGATCGTTTTCATTCCCTCACCTCGATGTCTGTGAGCTCGCGGCCGGTCATGGCCTCGATGTGCTCGCGGGTCTTGTCGGCCACGGCCTGCCAGCCGCCCAGATCGAACGGCAGCGGGTCGTCCTTGCCGTGGTCGATCACGCGGCCGCCTTGCGCAGTTCGCGCACGTTGTCCGTCTCGTCGGCCAGCACCTTCGTGAGCTGGGCGCTCAGGCTGGCGAGCTTGGCCTGCAGGTCCGAGACCGCGGCGAGCGCCGGCTTGGCATGCGGCCGGTCGCGGTGGTCGATCTGGCCATCCGCCAGGATCGGGGCCATGCGCTTGGCGATCATTCCCACCGCCGTCATCACATCGCCGATGCTGGCCAGCGGGGCCTGTTCGTCGGTCGCGCGGGCTGCCAACAAGCCATAGCGCGCGGACAACTCGCGCAGCGCCTCGGCCTGGTATGGCTCGGGCAACGCACGCACCCAGGCCTCCTCGAGGTCCGCCGGAAACGCCTTGACGTCGCCCTTGATGTAGCGGTCCACCGTCTGGCGATTGGCCTTCTGCGCCGCGGTGATCTGCTCGATGTCCCCCACGAGCGGCTTGATCTTGGCCCGGCGATGTTCGGCGGGTACCGACTCCATGTACAGCTCGGCCACCCGATCGGCGAAGGCGATCACGCCCCCGCGCGTCTCGCGCACGGCGCGCTCGGTCAGGGACATCAGGAGCGCCGGACGGGACAGTTGAGGATTCGGCTTCATGCGGTGCGTCTCATCGGATGAGAAAGTGCGCGCCATGGACACCACGACGCGAAAGGAAAACTTAGGCCGCCCGCTTTCCAGGCGTGCTCTCGCTCTGGCTAGCCGGGCTTTGTGCCGGCTTCGTGGCGGCGACAAAGGCCAATACGGCGGCGTCGAGGGAAGGGTCAGCGGCGACCATGCGCAGGGCGAGCTTCCGGCCAATGCCGCGCCAGCCATTCGTGATGCTGGCGATGGTGGTGTAGGGAATGCCGAGGCGTTCGGCGACACCGGTCGGGCCGCCGTTGGCGTCGACGTAGTTCTGCCAGTAGGTGCGGGGCGTCATGTCTGACCTATACGATTCGCGGTATAGGCAACTCTACGTTTCGCGCACTGCCAATGCAAGTGGGCGGCCTACCCTTCGACACCCCTCAGAGGCCAAGTGCCAAGCGGTGTCTCAGACCATGAGCAAGTTCCATGACAATCTCAACGCTCGGCGAGACGAGCTCGGCCTAACGGTCGCGGACGTCGCTGCAGAGCTGAATCGCCGTGGCATACCCGTTGCTTACCCGACTGTAGCGAGTTGGTTCAATGGGCACAGGGGATCGAGGTGGAAAGTGGAAGAACTTAAGGCGTTGCTGGCAATCCTGCAGACGGACTTCCAGGCGATGGCGGGAGAGGGTGCGGAACTGGTGGAGGATCCAGTGCCGGCCGCGACCGCGCGCGAGATGCATGGGCTTAGTGCCGAACAGCAGCAGGCCATCCTGCTCATGGTTCGATCAATGAAGACCAGATAGGCCTCTGCCGCAAGGAAGACAGGTAGCCCGCCACGCGCGGGCTTTTTGTTGCCTCGCGTTTCTATGAATCTGAATGCTACATAAACGTTCTATGCGTTTTGACGGCGTCCATCCGCGAAACGTATAGACAAGAGATTGCGCGAAACGTACAGTTTCTCCCACGCCGGCATCCACCGCCGGCAGGGAGATACGAAGTGAGCGCTCAACCTGTTCCCACCATCGAGCAGCGCCGCCAGCTGGCGCATTACCTGGAGCTACAGCGCCAGGCTGACCGCGAAGCCGCCGCGGCAAAGCGCCGCGCCAACCAGTTCAAGCGCCGCCCAGTGCGTGACGCGCTCTTGGTCATGGACGCGAAGCTGACCCGCGAGCTCGGCGCCTTCTGGCCGCTGTGGCTACTCGTGGCTGCCTTCGTCGGCGGTTCGTCGCTTGGACTGCTGTTCCTCGGCATCCATGACTGGATCGCCTACGGCGTGGGGTGCCGCCCGTGAGCGCCCGCGATCAGATCACCGCCGCGTGCGGGCTCTATGTCGGCATTGCCGAGCGTGGGCACACCGCCCTGGCCTGCCTCCTTGCCGCCGGTATCGGCGAAGGCCGCGCCCTGTCCATCGTCGCGCTGCAGCTGGCCAACGAAGCCGAGGCCAAGGCTGCGCAGATTCGCGAGTCCTGGCGCTCGGCCAGCGACTACATGCCGCGCGACGAGGCCGGCCGCATCGCCGCGATGGAGGCGATCACCGAGCGCCTTCGCGCACTGGCCCCTTCCGCGACGCTGCATCCGGTCATGGCCGAGGCGATGGCCCCGTTCCTGGGGATTGCCGCCTAAGCGCAACCGCTAACCAACCCCTCGGCACGCAGCCGGGGGATGTAAGGGGAGAGAGATGAACTTTGAAATCCGTAATCGCTGGTCCGGTGCCGTGCAGTTCTCCTGCGAACTGAGCGCCGAAGTCGCCGGCATGTCCTATGGCTTTCAGCTTGGCTTTGCGGTCAAGAAGGCGCAGGAGAGCGATGCCGACCTGAGCGATGCCGACCTGCGCGATGCCGTCCTGCGCGATGCCGACCTGCGCGGTGCCGACCTGAGCGGTGCCGACCTGCGCGATGCCGACCTGAGCGGTGCCGTCCTGCGCGGTGCCGACCTGAGCGGTGCCGACCTGCGCGATGCCGACCTGCGCGGTGCCGACCTGAGCGGTGCCGACCTGCGCGATGCCGACCTGAGCGGTGCCGTCCTGCACAGTGCCGTCCTGAGCGGTGCCGTCCTGCGCGATGCCGACCTGCGCGGTGCCGACCTGAGCGGTGCCGTCCTGCGCGGTGCCGTCCTGAGCGATTGCCCGGTCAAGATCGCGAACATTCACTCTGCCGTCTACGAGGCAGCATCGAAGCCGCAAGCGCTCGACATGGGCCAGTGGCACGCGTGCGAAACGACGCATTGCCGCGCCGGCTGGGTTGTAGCGTTGGCTGGTGAGGGTGGCCTAGCCCTTGAGTGGGCATACGGCACACCGTCCGCTGCTGCGCTGATCTACATGGCTAGCGATCCGAAGCTTGAGCGTGTGCCCGACTTCTACTGCGGCAACCAGGAAGCGTTGGACGACATGCGGCGGCTGGCGGAAGCGGAGCAGGCCGCATGACCGCCCCGGCCCTCAATCGCCCCGTGGATGTGCTGGCGACCGCGCCCCTGATCGTCCGCATCGTCGCCGGCGTCGCCGCCAACGACGAAACCCCGCCGCCGGTCGTGAGTGCCGCGGCATGAACCGGCGCGAGTGGATGCGCTTCGCGCGGTTCCTTCTCGCCATCGACGCATTGATCGCGGGCCTCGCCTGGCTCGCACGTTCTATCGGAGTCTGATCATGAACCCCATCGACGAAGCGGCCGCGTTCCTGACGCTGGCCAAGATGCAGGAGCAGCGCGCCACCGAGGCGCGCGTGGAAGCGGAGCGCGCGCTGATCGACCTGCTGCCGAGCAAGGACGAGGGCAGCGTCACGCACGCCGGCGAGAGCTACAAGGTGTCGATCACCTTCGGCGTCAATCGCACGCTGGACCCGGCTGCGCTCGCATCCATCAAGGACCAGGTGCCGGCCGCGCTGTTCGAGCAGGCCGTGACCTACAAGCCGGCGCTGCAGTTGCCGGGGCTGCGCTACTTGCAGAGCAACGAGCCGGAGGCCTATGCCCTGCTCGCCCAGGCCATCACGGCCAAGCCGGCAAAGCCGAGCGTGAAAGTCGAGCCGGTCGCGCAACTGCAGCAGGCCGCCTGACATGGACGCCCGCGAACTCGGCAGCCGCTCCGCCTACCCGATGACGATCGTCGAGCACCCGGTCAATTCGCCGGGCCTGACGAAGCGCGAGATGGCAGCCATCGCCGCCATGCAGGGGATGTTGGCTGGCGGCGCCGCGGATCTCGACGAAGTGCCCGAAGTGGCGGTCGCGTACGCCGATCGCCTGATGACAGAACTGGCTAAGGAGCCCAACGCATGAGCATTTCCCTCGCATCGATTTCGCGCACCACGCGCAACAGCCTTCCGCCGCGCGTCGTGATCCACGGCCCGCAGAAGGTTGGCAAGACCACCTTTGCCGCCGGCGCCTACAAGCCGGTGTTCCTCCCGCTCGAAGATGGCCTGTCAGGCATCGAGACCGATGCCTTTCCGCTGCTGACCAGCTTCGATCAGGTGATGCAGGCGATCGACGCCATCAAGGCGAGCGACTTCGGTACCGCCGTGGTCGATTCCCTGGACTGGATGGAACCGCTGGTGTGGGAGCACGCCTGCAAGCGCAACGGCTGGAAGTCGATCGAGCAGCCCGGCTACGGCAAGGGCTACATCGAAGCCAACGCCGACTGGCGCCTGTTCTTCGATGCGCTGAACGACCTGCGCACCCGCCACGGCAAGGCCATCGTGCTGATCGCCCACAGCGCCGTGAAGCGCTTCGAAGCGCCGGACGTCGAGGCGTTCGACCGCTACGAGCTCAAGTTGCAGAAGGGCCCGCTGGGCCTGGCTGTCGAGTGGGCCGACATCATCGGCTTCGCCCAGGAGGAAGTGGCGATCAAGAAGGAATCCACGGGCTTCGCCACCCGCGCACGCGGTGTCGGCACCGGCCGGCGCGTGCTGCACCTGAACGCCAAGCCCAGCTTCATCGCCGGCAACCGCTACGGCCTGCCGGACTCCATCGACCTTTCGTGGGACGCCCTGATGGGCGCCATGAACCCGGCCGCGCAGGCGGCTTAACCACGCACCACCACCAACGAACGAGGCACACGCACATGGCAAACATCGGCAGTTTCGACGCGACCACCGTCGCCCCCCGTGAGGACTTCTCGGCGCTCCCCGCCGGCGAGTACTTGGCGCAGATCGTCGACAGCGACATGAAGCCCACCAAGGCCAACACCGGCCAGTACGCCGAACTGACTTTCGAGGTCATGGAAGGCGACTGCAAGGGCCGGCGCGTCTGGGCGCGGCTGAACCTGGACAACCCGAACCCGAAGGCCGTCGAGATCGCCCAGCGCGACCTGTCGTCCATCTGCCGCGCCGTCGGCAAGCTGCAGATCCGCGACACGCAGGAGCTGCACTACAAGCCGATGGTTATCCGGGTCGAGGTCTCGCGCCGCGACGGCTACTCCGACAGCAACGAGATCAAGGCCTACAAGGCGTCCGGCAATGCGCCGGCGCAGAGCAGTGGCCAGGCGCCCGCCCCGGCCCCGAGCGACGGCACGCCGCCCTGGAAGCGCGCCGCCTGATCTTCCCGCGTGAGCCAGGCACCAGCGCACGGAAGCGCGACTCCTGGGCCGAGCCGGCGGCCTAGACCTGGCACCGGCGACTACCCCCGACGCGGCGCCGCGGCGCGTTATCCGCGGCACCTCTAACCAGCACGAGCACCCGCACATGGCACTGCTGCCTGAAAAGCCCGTAAGCCAGACCGTACAGGCCATCTACGCATGGCACGCCGGCAAGCTGAGCCCGCCGCGCGCCTACCTGGGCGGAAGCGTGATCGGCAAGGAGTGCGAGCGGGCGCTTTGGTACGGCTTCCGCTGGGCCTACGGCGGCGAGCAGTTCGACGGCCGGATGATCCGCCTGTTCGACCGCGGGCAGCGCGAGGAAGCGGTGTTCGTGCAGGAGCTGCGCGCCATCGGCTGCGAGGTCTATGACATCGACCCGGCCACGGGTGAGCAGTTCCGCTTCAAGTCCTGCGGTGGCCATGTGGGTGGCGGCCTGGATGGCGTGGTCAAGGGCGTGCCGGAAGCCCCCAAGGCGTACCACGTCCTGGAGTGCAAGACGCACAACGCCAAGAGCTTCGCGCTGCTGCAGAAGGACGGCGTGGCCAAGGCCAAGCCCGAACACTACGCGCAGATGACCCTCTACATGCGCTGGTCGCAGCTGGATCGCGCGCTGTACCTGGCCGTGAACAAGGACACCGACGAGCTGTACGCCGAGCGCGTGCACCTGGACGCGACCTTCGCCGACGCGCTGGAGGCCAAGGCCGAGCGCGTGGTGTTCGCCCAGGAGCCGCCGGCGGGCATCAGCGCCGACCCCGCATTCTTCAAATGCAAGTTTTGCCCGGCGTCTACCGTGTGTCATACGGCGAAGCTGCCGGCGGTCAGTTGCCGCACGTGCCTGCATGCCACGCCCGAGCGCGAGGGCGATGGCCGCTGGACGTGCGCCAAGTACGGCGCGGACATTCCGCTCGACGCCCAGCGACGCGGCTGCGCGAGCCATTTGTACATCCCTGCGCTGCTCAAGCGCTGGGGCGAGGCGACCGACGCGAACGAGGCCGAGGGCTGGGTCGAGTACACCGCCGCCGATGGCTTCGTGTTTCGCAACGGGCCGCGTGGTGCGGGCTCTTTCGAGAGCACTGAGCTTGCCACGGCAACGCCGGCGCTCCTGCGCGATTCGGCGGCGAACGAGATCCGCGATGCGTTCGATGGGCGGTGGGTGCCGGTGGAGAAAGCGGCATGACCGAGCACGCCTGCGGCCGCATTGGCCTTATCACCGTGAGCGCCGCCGCCGACCGCGCTGCCGAGCGCATTGCCGAGGCAGCATCGCCGTGCGCCGTGTGCCTGGCGCCGGACGGCTCCGTGACGGTCGAGTGGGCCGACCACGCCATCCCCGATGAACTGGTGGGCGTTTATCGGCCGCGCGAAGGGCGCGAAGCCCTGCAGGGAATGATCGAAGCGGACCTGATGGAGGCCATGAAGGAGCGGCGTATCAAGGGAAGCCGCGCGCACAAGCACCGCGTGTATTCGGGCAAGAGGGCGGCGTGATGCAGCTCCGCCCCTACCAGTCCGACGCCCTGGCAGCCTGTTGGGACTACCTGCGCCACCGCGACGGCAACCCCGCCCTGGTGCTGCCGACCGGCGCGGGCAAGTCGCCGCTCATGGCCGCGATCGCTTCCGAGGCCGTCCAGCAGTGGCAAGGCCGCGTCGGCATCGTCGCGCACGTCCAGGAGCTGGTCGAGCAGAACTCCGCCAAGCTGCGCGCGTTCTGGCCCGAGGCGCCCATGGGCATCTACGCGGCGGGCCTGCGCCGGCGCGACCGGTTCGACAAGATCCTGTTCTGTCAGATCCAGTCGGTGGCCAAGAAGGCGCACGAGCTGGGCAAGTTCGACCTGCTGCTGGTCGACGAGGCGCACCGCATCCCGCTCAAAAGCGAGGGCCTGTATCGCCAGTTCATCGACGACTGCCGGCGCGCGAATCCGAGCCTGCGCGTGGTCGGGCTGACCGCCACGCCGTACCGCCTGCAAGGCCAGGCGGTGCCGGTGTGCGGGCCCGAGCACATTCTCACCGAAGTCGCCTACGAGGCGCGCATTCCCGACCTGATTGCCAACGGCTTCCTGAGCCCGCTGGTCAGCAAGGCGGGCGAGCGACCGAATCTCGCGGGCGTCCAAATTCGCGGCGGCGAGTACGTCGAGCAAAGCCTCGCCGACGCCATGCTGGCCGACGGCCTGGTCGAGCGCACCTGCGACGACCTGGTTTCCCGCGCAGCCGAGCGCAAGGCGTGGATCGTGTTCTGCGTGAACGTGAAGCACGCCGAGACCGTGCGCGACGCGCTGACGGCGCGCGGCATCACCGCGGCACTCGTGAGTGGCGAGACGCCCAAGGGCGAGCGTGCGGCGTTGATCCGCCACTTTCAGGCCGGCGCGTTCCGCGCGATGGTCAACGTCAACGTGCTGTCCGAGGGCTTTGACGCCCCGCACATCGACTGCGTGGCGATGCTGCGCCCGACTAAGAGCCCGGGCCTGTACTACCAGCAGGTGGGCCGCGGCTTTCGCCTGGCGCCCGGCAAGGCCGACTGCCTGGTGCTGGACTACGCCGGCAACATGCTCGAGCACGGCCCGGTGGACGCCATCCGCGTGCGCAACGCGCGGCCGAAGAAGGCGGCGCACGTTGAGACGGGCAAGGCGAAGCAATGCCCCGGCTGCAGCGCGCTGCTTCCTTTCGGCGTGCGCACCTGTCCCGAGTGCGGTCACCAGTTCGGCGGCACCGACCCGGCGCACAGCGACCGGCCAGTCGATGCGCCGGTGCTGAGCACGGAGCGCGAGCGCGTGCTGAACACCTTCGACGTGCGCGAGGTGAGCTACGCGCGCCACGACAAGCCCGGCAAGCCGGTGTCGCTCAGGGTTACGTACCACTGCGGGCTGCGCCGTTTCAGCGAATGGGTGTGCATCGAGCACGCGGGCATGGCGCGCGCCAAGGCGTTGCGCTGGTGGCAGGCACGCGCCGGTGCGGGTGATGTGCCGCGCACGGTCGAGGAAGCGCTGCCGCTGGCGTGGAAGCTGCCGCGCCCCGTGAGCATCACGGTGGACGAAACGAACAAGTACCCGGAGATCGTGAGCCATGAATTCGCAAGTGTGGACGCCGGCAGCGAGGGATCGAGCGATCGCGCTGCTTCAGGCAGTACCTGTGCAGACGCCGTGCCGGCTTTGCCTGGCATTCCAGGATGGCTGGTGCACGCAGTGGAAGCAGAACGTACCCGAGGCCGCGCAGCGTGATGGCTGCGATGCGTGGGCCGAAGCAGTTCCATTTTGAGGGGGAGATAGACGTGAGCGAGAACGAGGAAGTGCGCCGGCAGTTTGAGGCGTGGCACGGCAGCCAAGGGTTCAAGTACGTGCCTGAGCAACGCGCAAGTGGCAAGTACGTGAACGGACAGGTTCAAGGCAACTGGCTCGCATACCAAGCGGCCTACCAAGCCGCCCTTTCCAGCCCTGCCGTGGTGGCGCTGGTGGAGGCGGATCGCCTGATCGACAAGTGCGATGCCGCGCTCGAATCACATCGGGAATCCAATGTGTACGACGAAGCATGGGCGGCAACACAGCTCGAAATCCATCGCACGCGCGACTTGGCCGTAAAGCGCCGTGCTGAAGCCCTCGTCCGCATCGCCCCCTTCACCACCGGAGAGCGGGGGTACACCAATGGCTGACGGCGATCGCTACGTCGATTGGTACGGCAAGGGCCGGCACCAGAATTGGCGCACACCTCGTGGCCTGTTCGGTGAGCTGCACCGCGAGTTCGGTTTCACGCTGGACGGCGCGAGCGAGCCCGGCAACGGCTTGCTGCCGTGCGCCTCTACGGCCGAGCAACCGATAAGTTGGGCTGGCCAGCGGGTTTTCTGCAATCCGCCGTGGTCGAACATCCGGCCTTTCATCGAGCAGGCGCCGGAGGCAGAGCTAGCCGTGTTCCTCGTGCCGGCGCGTACCAATGTCGCCTGGTTCCATCGTGCGCTGGATCTCGGAGCTGAGCCGCGATTCTTCCAAGGCCGCCCGCGCTTTGAACTACCCGAACACACAGGCAAGGGACACAACAGCCCGGTGGACTGCGTGCTGCTGATATTCCGAGCCGCCGCCCAACTCACCCAGGGAGCCGAGAAATGAGCCAGGAATTGATCGAACGCCTCAGGTTGGAAGCGCAGATTCACGCGCAAGAGGCGCGCACGGCCAACGCGACCATCGCGGAGATTTACCAGCTTTGCAGCGGCGGCAAGGGTGAGCCGGTCAACTGGCACGGTGCCGAGCCGGTGCGCGCCCTGATTGCCGAGCGGGACCAACTCGCCGCCACCCTGCGCCAGCAAGCCGAGTCCGATCACGACTTCAAGAACTTCCATCGCCTTCTATGCGAGCGGTTCGGCTACGCGCATGACGAGAAGGACTGGAAGCGCGACCAGTTATCGCTGATCGAATGGATCGCGCGCCAGCAAGCCGGGAGGGTGGATGAGGACGAGGGTTTCGACCCGCGCAAGTTCGTCCGCCACATGGCCGAGGTTCTGGAAGCTGGCGGCGACATGTTCAAGATCGATGCAGACCTGGCCCGCCTTGGCGCTGCGATCCAAGCCGCCATCGCGCAGAACACGCAGCCATTAACTCACGAATCGGCCGCGATAACTAGCGAATCCAGAGCGCAGAACACGCAGGTGGATGGCGAGGCGGTGGAAACACTAAATGAGTTGTACAGCGCAATTGTTGATATGCGCATGTGGCTCCGTGACGGCCAGACGGATAAGGCGATGGCTGGAATGGAGGCGCTAGACAGCAGGTTTTTCTCGCTTATCAAGAAGATCGCGAACGTCGATTTTTTTAGATCACAAGGAATATCAGTTGGTTGCGAAACCCTCCACGCCGAGCGCGCGAGGGTGCCGGCTTTGCGCACCCCGGAGGCGGCGAGATTTCAATCTCAATTTGACGATGGGGATGAAGAATGAGCGCCAATCCTTTCCGGCTCGCCATGTCCCCGCTCACGCGCAAGGTGTTTGCTGGACGCATCCGACAGCGTGACGGCTACGCCGAGGCGGTTGGCGTCCGCCACGACGTGACGGGCGACTTCTACGCCTGCTTGATCCAGATGGCGGAAAGCCACGACGGTGAGTTCGTCATCCACGCGAATGGGTCGCCAGCGTTCACCGTGTCCGTGCGGAAAGTCGAAGCCGCCGCCCCGTTCCAGCGCGCGGAGGTGGATGCACCGGAACGCTGCGAAAGCGGCAGCCCGGAGTGCGGCCCGGTCGAGTACCACGACAGCGAGGGCGTCCCGCTGTGCGCGGCGTGCTGGCAGTCACTTCTCGACGATGCCACCACCCAGCCCGAGGACGCCGAATGACGACTATGCCGAACACGGCGCTGGCCCGGAAGTTTGCGGCTGCGCTCGACGCCGAATCCACAAGGCCGGAGCTTGCGGCGTGGAACACTGTGCTTACAGCCGGTGCCATGACCATCCGTCATTTAGCTGACGCCATCGACGCCCACCTCGCCAAGGCGGGGCCGGTGGGGGATGGGCTGCCGGATGAAAACTGGTTCGCGGATCAGCTCTGCGACCTTCGCAACAGGTGGGGTGAGCACGAGCCAAGTTGGCTGGAAACCGACGACAACCATCCGGACTACTGGATGGCGAAGGAACTTCGCAAGCGCCTGTTAGCCCTCCCCGCCTCCCCCACGCCGGACAAGGAGGGTCAGCCGTGAACGAGGTATTGATAGCCATCGCGTGCTGTATCGCCCCGGTGCTGGTCGTGCTGTTTTGGGTTGGGATCATTCTTGCCAGCGAGGGGCGCCGATGAACGCAGACGTGGAGAAGGCGGCACAGCGGTTCGACAGCCATTTTGCCGAACGGGCAAGCAGCCTAAGCATCACGGCTGCAATAACTCTGCACTCGTGGCAGACAATCCGCCAAGCCCTGCGCGACCAGGAGGCGGAGATTGCGAGGCTGCGTCAGGCTTTCGGTATCAGCGCCGTAGAGAAGCGCCGCGTGGATGCCCGATTGGAGGCTACCGAGGCATTGCTGCGTGATACCCGCCGATTCGCTGCGTGGGCTGGCGAACGAATGCCCGAAGCACTCCCAATCTACGACCGCATCACCGCCCACCTTGGAGCCGAGCAATGAGTGAGGTCATGCCTTGGGACGATTACGAGGACGACGCCGATGGCTACTGCGATTGTCAGGCGTTCCACACCATCAGCGAAATGGACAGCGGGAAATGCGATTGCTGCGGCAAACCCATCTGCCCGGAGGAATATTCATGACCAAGCCTGACCTGATGGCGGAACTGGCGGAGGTGGTGCGGCTGAGTGAGCGCGCGACGCCGGGCCCGTGGACGTGGAGCGAGAACGGCAACATTCTCGGCCACATGCCGAATGGCTACGACTCATCGCTGGAAGTTGGCGCGATCTACACCGAACGCGACGATGACAAGGCACCGGCGAACGCTGAGGCCATCATCGCCGCCGTCAACTTCCTCCGCACCCACCACGCCGAGCTAGAGGCGGCGGAGAGGGATGCGCGGCGCTACAGGTTCTTGCGTGACATTGATCGTGACGGGTGGCCTGCTGTTCGCGTGCCATGCCCCTGCCCCGACAACATCAAGAATTGCCGCACTCACCACACGGCACCAAAGCGTGGTGATGCGCTAGACGCCGCCATCGACGCCACACAGGAGGGCGAGGGGTGAAATTGCAAATGACAGGGTCGCCAGCGAAGGGCCACGCGTTCTGCGGATCGATGGATGACCTAGAACACGACGCCATGGCAGCACACGCGCTGTTGCAGGCGATGGGGGAGTTTGAGGCAGATCCGGACGGATGCGATTACTACGAGGTTCCCGGAATCATCCGAGAACGCGCCGCCGAAATCCTGGCCGGGTGGCTGGGGGAGGAATGATGGGCACCAAACGCGATCCAAGCTGCCAAGAGTGCTTTGGCGACGGCTGGGTTTACGACTATCTCGGCGGCTGCGGCGACCCCGAGTGCTGCGGCGGCCCCGTGCAGGTCCGCTGCCCGCGATGCGACAACGATTGGTCGCCGGACGATGAAGAGCAAGAGGTCGAGTGATGGGCGCTGAGAACGAAGACAAGAAGGACAACACCGTCGAGCTGATCGCGGCCCTTGTGGCTGGCGACCGTTGGCTATCGGCTGACTCCTGCGCGGTGTTCCTCGGCGGGATCGCGCGGCGCACGTTCCTGGAAAAGATCGCCTGCCGCCCTGACTTCCCGGCCCCGTCGCGCATCCTTGGCACGACGAAGCTCTGGAAGAAGTCCGAGGTAGACCAGTGGGCCGAACGGCAGCGGGTCAACCGAGCCGCTTAGCTAGATCGCTGGCCGAGGTGTTGTAGTAGAGCATCAAGGACTTCAAATCCTTGTGCCCGATGACGCGGGCCAGCTCTAGAACATCGAGCTTCTTGGACAGTCGCCAGATGGCCTCGGCTCTCGAATCATGGAAGTGGAGGTCGCCAAGCTCCGCGAAATGCCTCGCCTTGCGGAACAACGCATCCCGCGTCGGCGGGTGCAGGTCGAACACCGTTGCGGTGTCACTTGGCAGTACGGAGAGGATTTCAACGGCACGCGTGGACAGCGGAACGTCCCGCGCCTCGCCGTTCTTAGTTTTTGGTAGGTGGATGTAGCAGTCCTTCAGGTGGACGTGATCCCACGTCAAGCCGACGATTTCACCGGCCCTGCAAGCTGTTTCCAGCGCGAACAGGAAGGCTAACCCTGTCCTTTGCTTCGCGGTGGCCGCAGAGAGTCCGTCATGCAGCCCCAGGGCGCCAGAAAGCCGCCTAATCTCGTCGTCAGACACCCGCCGCTTGCGACTTGGCGGCGCCTTGGGCTTGCGCACGTCCTTGAGCGGGTTCGCCTTGATCCAACCCCAATCCCTGCGGGCGACCTCGATTACCGAACGCAGCAGGTTCATTTCCCGCAGCACCGTGGCGGGCGTGACCGACTTCAGCCGCAAGTCTCGCCAGTCGGCAATGTCCGTGGGTGACAGGGACGCCATCGGGCGCTTGGCAATCGGCATCTTCGCCATCGCGTCAAGGCGGGTGCGCTCCCACTTCTCCCCGCCCTTCCCTACCGACACTTCATCGCGGTAACGCTCGAAAGCGTCCGCCATGTTTTTGTCCGGGAGCTTCTTGCCTGATAGCTGGGCCTCCCGCTCAACCGCCCATGCGGCCGCCTGCGCCTTGGTGTCGAATGTGCCAGACTCGCGCACGCCCTCGACGTATACCTGTGTCCGCCACTTCTTGCCCCGCTTCTGGAAGGTAGCCATCGCCGCCGTTGGTGTAATTTTGGCGTAACGATGATAGGGCAACGCGCATTTCAGTGGGGCGATACTGCATATCGGCACCCGACAGAACCGGCTCAACCATGCGGCCTAGATGGCGATACGCACAACTAGCGGGCGATAGCGGAAAACGCCGACATTGCCTATTTCCGGCACCAGC